GTCCCAAGCGGCGTCCCAAGCGGCGGCCCCAGCGGCGTCCCGAGCGGCGTCCCAAGCGGCGTCCCGAGCGGCGGCCCCAGCGGCGGCCGCCTTCGTCCGCGCTTCCCGCACGACCGGACCCGCGGCCTGCGCGGCCACCATGCCCACGATCCTGCGCAGATCCCGCAGCGAGGTCGCCTCCGCAGTCAGCCCTGCCAGGTCCAGCCACGCTGGGGTGTAGGTGCGGATCAACCAGTCCAAAGCCATGTACGAGCGGGTCTCGTCCAGGCCATCGCCGGCTGTACCAACTAGCCGAGGAATAAGGGGACGCAACTCCTGACGGCGCTCGTCGGAGAGGACGTCGTTGAGGTTGGTGCCGAAGGCGCGCAGTACGGGCGACACGCACGGCGGGGCGTCGGAGTGGTCGCGGCCGGCATACCAAGCAACCATCTCCATCAAACATGTACCCTCCGCCCGGGTGGCGTGAGCGCCCTTGCTCAGAAAGGCGGAGTCCAAATCGACGTGGTGCATCAGGCACTCCTTTGTGCAGCGCGACGCTCACGGCGGCGCTCATTGATTAGGGCCCGATTCGCGGCTCGGTACGAGCGAGTCCGTTCGCGATAACACTCGGCGCAGTAGCGGGCGCCGCTGTGTCGATAGCGGACGTTTTCCTCCGCGTAGGGATGCCCTTGCGGGCACTGCGTCACAGCCTGAGCGCGAGCGCGAAGCACGGCACGGCCAAGTTCAAGGTTCTTGGTTCGCCCTTTGGCTTCGCGGTCGCGGTTGTTATCGGCGACAGTTCCAACACTCAAGTGGGCGGGTTTTACGCACGGCGGGTTGTCGCATGAATGCATGACAACTAGGCCGCCAGGGATTGGCTCACAGCTGAGCTGGTAGGCCACGCGATGTGCGCCCTGTAGCCGATCCTGGTAGTAGACGATGCCGTAGCCGTTGTCATTGCGTTGACCCTGGTACTCCCAGCAGCCCGATTCGGTGACGACAATGCGCCCCCAGAGACGAGCCTCAATCGGCACTGGCCCGAACGTGCCGTCCACTCGCCTATACGCCTCGCGGTTTACGCCCTTATCGAGGTGCAGCGCGTCGAGGTCAAGGGTTGTGGCGCTCATCGCGGTCCCTCTCAGGTCAGATGGCTTAGTGGGGCGGGGACGCGCTGTGAGGTACGCGTCCCCGCCCGTGCCGTCGCCTTGACCACCAGCCAGCAGCGGCGACGGCAGTCCCGATGGGGCGGCAATCGGGACAGGCCACGACCGGGCACCGGGGAGGCGCAGTTCCAGGCGTGGCGGTGAGAAAGTCATGACGCGTCATCCCCGCAGCAGCAGGTGACGCAGTGGCGTCCGCGTTTCTTCGCCACCACGTCGCCGAGCCGGAACCGCCACGCGCCGCTCTTGGCGCGGGTGCCGTCCAACTTGCCGGTCGTCACCCACCAGCGCACCGTTTCCGGGGTACGTCCGACGATCACGGCGGCCTCGGTGGTGGAGATGAGCCGCTCAGGGTCGTCGTCACCGATCTCGGAGGCGGCGATCTCGGCGAGGATCTGGCCGGCGGTGCGCACGAGGGTCATGAGGCAGCCCTCCGCGCGCGGTAGGCGCGGAAGTACTCGGCGTTGGCGGCGCGGCACTCCTGACACCGACAGCACCGGTTGTCGTAGGCGTTCTTGGTGCCGTGCTCAACCGTGGCTGCCGGCGGCCTGGCCGCGTGGGTGGCCCGGAGTTGGCGCGCGTACGCAGCCTTGGCGTCCTTGCAGGCGCGGCACCGACAGCCGGAGTTGATGTAGCCGTTCAGCCCGTGGGTGGGTGCGACGGGCTTGGGACGGAGCTTCGGGCGGCGCTGGCCATTCGCGAGGATCTGCGCGGCTGTAACGATCATGGCGGGCTCCTCAGCACTCGAAGATCACGTGTCGATGGGTGGACGGGTTGTCCGCGCATGCCACCGGCGCCAACTTCGGGTCGGTGCTCAACTGCCATCCGTTGGTGCTGCCGCACGGCACGCGGTTGACCCGCTCGGTTGCCTCTTTGTCCGACAGCGACGTGCAGGCCTGGATGCTGAGCAGCCGCTCGGACAGGCGCGTGAACTCGGGCGTCTGCTGCGAGGGCATGTTGGCGTTCACCTGCTCCACGAGGGCGCGAGTCTCGGGGCGGAGATCGTCGAAGGTCGTCACGGCGACACCAGCTCCCGCATGCACGTCTCGGCCTGTTCCCGGCCGCCCACGTAGAAGGCGCCCTGGCCGCGGTGCTGCATCCACCACTGGCCGGCGGTACGGACCTCGGCGACGGCGATCCGTGCACTGGCGTCGGTGAAGACCTCGAGCTTGAAGCCGTGGTCGACGAGGTGACGGGCGGGACGGGTGGCGGTCATGAGGCCACCACCGGCTCGGTCGCGTTGCCCGACAGGATCGCCTCAACGTCCTCGCGGCGGATGCGGAATTGCCCGCTTGGGTGCTTGATCGCAGGGATCCGACCTGCGGCGATCCAGTCGCGTACCGTCTGGTCGGAAACCTCGAGCAGCACGGCCGCCTGCGGAGGTGTGAGCCACCGGCGTTCCTGTGTCATGCACAGGAGGCTAGGACTTCCCAGTAACCCGTGTCAAGCACAGGACTCTGGGATTCCCTTGGAATCTTGGGTCATGTCCCATATTGTGTGCGCATGACGACCACACAGGTTGAGCCCAGATCGGCTGGATGGACACCGAACGACCGCACGTTCGGCGCCAGACTCGCCCTCGTGCGTCAGCGGATGTCCTGGGGAAACGTCAAGGAGGCCGCTATTGCGTGCGGCCTGCCAGCTGAGTCCTGGCGTACATGGGAACGGGACAACGTGACGCCGAGGCGCATCGTGGAGGTGAGCGCCATCATCGCCGGTCGAACCGGGTGTGACCGGATGTGGCTGCTCCTGGGCCCGGAGGGCACTGCCAACTCACCGGAAGTTACGGTAACGGAGGTACGACGTGGCCCATACGCTGGCGTTTCCCGTCCTCCGGGACGACCAGGGGGTATCCGGACGGCCCCCGTACGTCCGCCGGTTGCGGGGATCGCGGCATGAACTGTCTGACGGTTCACACACTTCAGGCCACTCGTTGTAGCGACCTGGTCACTGGTTTGCCACCGCGCACCGTGCCAAGGTCGGCAAGATGACGGACTACATCGAGGTACACGTCATCCACCTGAAGGCCGCCGGCTACAGCCCGCGGACCATCCACGACCGGCAGCGGCTCCTGCATCACGTCAACGCCGCCCTGCCCCACGGTCTCTACCACTCCTCACGCGAGGAGATCGAGGCGTACCTGGCCCGCGACCTGGCCGCCGAGAGCCGCGCCTGCTACTTCGGGCACCTGTCCGGCTTCTGGTCTCACATGACCGCAGGCGACGAGCCCTACTTCGAGATCAACCCCATGACCGGCACTGTCCGGCCACAGGTACCACCCGGTGTGCCCGACCCGGTCACCGAGGAGGACCTGCACTACTGCCTGGCCCGCTCCGACGCACGCTGGCGGCTCATCATCACCTTGGCCGCGTACGAGGCGCTGCGCCGGGCTGACATCTGCGGCCTGCGCCGCGAGCACGTCTCGGTTCAGCGGCTACGAGTCGTCAACGGCAAGGGCGGCCAGGACGCCTGGCTACCCACCCACCCGGCGGTCTGGGAGCTGGTCGAACCACTACCGGCGGGGCCACTGCTGCACCGCCGCGACGGACGGACCTGCACCCCGAACTGGCTGGGCGTGATGGCCAAATATCACTTCGGGGTGCGGCTCGGCCGGCCCGACATCCACCTGCACAGATTCAGGCACTGGACGGCGACCGCGCTCACCGAGCAGGGTGTGCCGACCGCCGTGGTGGCCGGAATCATGCGGCACCGCTCGCTGGCCACCACTCAGCGCTACGTGCAGGTGAGCGACGGGCAGCGGCGACTAGCCATCGGCACGCTGCCCACCACGAGCAACGACCTGCTGGCCAGTAACCAGCAGGTCGTTGCAGCTTAATCCGTACGGACAGAGGCTCGCATAACAGCATGACACCCGCCCTCGTCGATGTGACGGGGGCGGGTGCTTTTCGCAGCGATCTCTCAGCCGCCGATGGTCAGGTGTATGCCATCGGCCAACTGGTCGGCGGAGTACTGCACCACGCCACGGCGACCCAGCTCCACGCCGTAGAAGTCGCTGCCGCGCGGCACGTCGACGCTGAACGGGAACGTACAGATGCCAGCTCCGACACCGGGGCCAAGCGTGGTGGTGGCGAGCACCTTGCCGGCCGCGTCCTTGATGACAACCTGGGCGCCGGTCTTGATGTCGGCGTAGCCGCCGCCGGTGAAGCAGCCGGTGCCGGTGGAGGTAACGTCGGCCCGCGAGTTGACGGTGATGTCGCCGTCGACGGCGATGGAGCGTTGGGTGGTCCACCACCAGGCGCCGCCGCCGATCGCGAGGGTGAGCGCGACTGCGCCGACGATGACAAGGGCGACTAGCCATTCGGGGCGCTTCGGGGCGACGGGTGAGGGAATGTCAGGGGTCATGGGCGCAGTGTGACCTACGTCAGCACCTTTGCCTAGTCGGCGACGAACCGTCCACGCCCGATCTCGCCACGCAGCAGGCCGGTGTACACCAACAGCGACAGCGCCCGGTAGGCGGTCGGCTCGCTCACGCCGTACTCGGCGGCGAACTCCTCGGTTGTCGGCACTCGGGCGCCAGGCGGCCACTCACCAGCCCTGATGCGGGCGGCGATGGCGTCAGCAATCTGACGATGCGACAACGTCACCTCGTTACTCCCTGCTCGGCGGGAGTATTCGATCACGTCGGGGGCTACGTCAGCAACTACCGGGAGTGTCACTCCTTGACTTTACGACAGTCACGTCAGTAACTTAGGTCACGGGGCTGACCCTGCTCGGCAGAAACGGAGAGGCCCCCCGCCGGGCGCGACGATCCTCAGCCACTACGGAGGCTGGGGGTCGCGTCCGGCACCCAAGACGCGCCGACCGGGAGAACTCGGACAGAGGCACCCGGTCGGCGCCCGGGAGCGGCGGCGGGTCGGAGAGCATTCACAGGTTGACCGGCCCGCCGTCCCGACCGAACCGCAGAGCCCCCGGGGCGTACTTGCTGAATGGCTGCGCTCCGGGGCGGCTGGCGAGGGAGGCCACGATGACCGGACCCAATGCCGAGGACGGCTACGGCGCGCACCACATGCTGCCGCCCAATCGCGCCGAGGTGATGGCGACGGTGCTGAACCACGGCGACCGCGGGGACGGCTACTGCGACGAGTGCCACGAGATCGACCCGTGCGGGGTGCGGCAGTATCAGGAGAGCGTGCTCCGCGACCTGAACCGAGGGCTGCGATGACAGCGAGCGCTACAGCGCCCCCGCTGTATCGTGGCACCATGCGCCGCACCCGTCTCACCGTCGCTCAGGTCGCCGAGCGGATGAAGGTCAAGCCGTCCACTTGGCGCGCGTACGTAGCCCGTGGGCAGGCACCGAAGTCAGACGGGCAGTACGACGGACGGACGCCATGGTGGTGGTCAACGACAGTCGACGAGTGGGATGCGGGCCGTCCCTACAGCGATAGCGCTGTCTGACATCCGACAGTTCCGCTAGCGAGCTTACAGCGTTGACGCTGTAAGCTCAGATCATGTCAAGGGCCGAGACACTACTGGCGCAGATCCGCATTCGGGTTAACGGAAACGCTACCCATCTCGGGTACTTCGACGATGAGGCCGCGGCCGCGCGAACGTACGACGCAGCGGCGCGCGAGAACTTCGGCACCTTCGCCAGCGTGAATTTTCCCGAGCCCGGCGAGCGGGGCGCAGCGAGGAACTAGGAAAAGGGCAGGGGCGTGACTGGCAGCCACCGGGGTTCGAGGCCCCGGCATGTACGAGGCGGTGACGGTCGGCTCCGGGGGCACCCGGGCGACCCGGAGGCATTCGGGAAGCAGCATCGGCCCAGGTATCCGGCCCGCGACAGGCCACGACCGGCGAGACAGGGCGTGGCACCTACGACCTGGAGGAATCATGACCAAGAGCATCGCCGACCGGATGGCCGGAGCCGCCGAACTCGACCTGGGCCTGCCGTACTCGCTGGTCCTGGACGCGCTCGACCACCTGGAGTTCGGCGGCATGGAGCCGCTGATCCGTGAGTGGGTCGGCAAGGAGCTGACCGCCGCACTGGACCGCTACGAGACCGACCCGCTGAGCTACTGGACCGACGAGCGGGTCGCGCGAGCTCGCGGCGAGGACGCCGACTACGCGGCCGAGACCGAGGCGCTGACCGACTGAACACCGACGTTCAGGGCTCCCGATCCGGGGTCACGCCATCAGGGGCGTGGCCCCGGACCTGAGCCCTGGAGGCCCACATGAATGGCACCAGAACCGCCCGCAACATCTCCGCCGCCGTGGTCGCCACGATCGCGGCATGGAGCAGCTACCGCCACATGGTCCACGTCGCACTACACGTGGGCGAACAACCGAGTATCGCCTGGGTCCTGCCATTGAGCGTGGACGGCCTGCTCGTGGTCGCGAGCATCGCCATGGTCGACGACCGACAGGCCGGAAGGCAGGTGAGATGGTCGGCGCGAATTGCTTTCGCGTTCGGTATCGTCGCCTCGCTGGCCGCGAACGTGGCCGCGGCGCATCCGACCGTCGGGGCGCGGCTGGTGGCGGCGTGGCCTGCGCTGGCGCTGCTGCTGACGGTGGAGTTGCTGTCGCGCAGCGGCCGGCCCAGAGCCGCCCCCCGAGTGGGGCAGGTGGCGCCAACGTCGCCGGGCATGCCGGCGGTGAGCGCGCCGAGCACCCGGCAGGTGACCGAGGTGGTCGAGGACCCGCGTGCGGTGGCGTTTCGTGAGGCGCTGCGACGCAAGCGACCCGTGACGGTGGAGTGAGCACAGCGAAGAGCCCCCCAGCCCGAAGGCTGGGGGGCTCTGTCGTTCACGACGAGGGGCGACTGGACTTGAACCAGCGACCTCCGATCTCAGGATCACGGACTCGCGTACGCTCGCCGGACCCACACGGTGCTCTATCCCACTGAGCTACGTCCCCGTCGTGGCGGTTGCCGGAATCGAACCGGCTCGCGATCCTGCCGGGGCCGCCGCCCAACTAGCCGGATGCTTTAACCGAGTGCTGCGCGTCAGCACCGCCGCAGCTCCACGTTACGCCAGGAAGCGCCCTACCTCCCGGCTGGGCGCTTCAGGGTTCGGCGATGACACCTCGGCTGACCTGGATGGCCGCCGCACGCCGGTGGCGGGAGCCAGAATCGCACTGGCGACCTACAGATCATGAATCTGTCGCGCTACTACTGCGCCATCCCGCTAGGTGGCCCAGTGGTCGACCGGCACCCAGGGGAGCCGCACCAGGCCACGTTCAGTCTAGGTCGAACTCGCCGTTCTTGACGCCACCGATGAAGCACAACCACTCCTCGCGGCTATACCGCTGGATGGGCGCGTCGGGTCCGGCCTTGGTGTCACGGACCAGGATCTCCTTGAGGCCCTCGCCGCCGGCCACCTCCACGCACCACGGCCCGGAGTTGTCCGTCAGGGTCGACGTCTTCCACACCCCAACCCGGATCATCGGACCACCCCATCAACGACCGGGAACCCGACCTCGACGCACTGCCCGTTGTTGCCGGACAGGCTCGACGTGCGCCACGCCACCTCATCCTTGAGTCGGGCTGCGTCCTTCTCGAACAGCACTTCGACGTACGACGCCTCGGTCAGGCTCTGGTTGCTCTTCTTCCACTGATCAGGCTGCATGTCACCCACCCTAGCCACCTCGACGCAGGCGTTGGACTCGCACAAGCTGGAGCGGACCCAGTTCACTGCCGCACCGTCTCTGGCGGCGGTGGTGACGTCGCCAGCCACGGCACGAAGTCGCGCATCCACTTGTCCACGCCCGGGATGGCCAGCACCCGTGTGACCGTGCCGAGAACTGTCAGCACCTGAACGACCGCCGGGACCGTCTCGACGTGCGCGACGATGGCGATGGTGGGCAGCAGTGAGGCCAGGGCGATGACGCCAGCGAACACGGTGCGGGTGGTGGCCCGCCACGGGTGGCGGACCTGGGTGGGTTTTGTGGTGACCAGCGGGCCGGTCATGGCTATTCCACCCTCTCGGGCCAATGCCACGTGCCGCCGCCCGGCTCGCTGGTGTCGTCGTACGTGACGTCCTGATTGAGAAACAGGCCGGTCGGGTTGGTCACGAAGAGGCCCACGCAGGTGGAGTTGGCATCGCACTCGGTGATGATCGCGGCGCGGCACTGCGAGGTGTACTCGCCGCCGGGGGTTCCGTAGCTGACGTAGTGCACGATCCTGCCGATGCTCGGTCTCATGCGCCCTCCAAGATTCATAGGAACCGGCCCGAACCTATAGATGTCCAAGTCGGAGTGAAGGTCTACCTGCGTTCCCGCGGCGGGTGGCGCACCCCGAACCACATGGCGAGGCCAGCCACGATCAGCAGGATCCCCACCGGCAGCCAGAAGGCCACTAGGTCAGGTGGGGTAGGAGTGCCGCGGTGAAGAGCCAGATGGCGAGGCCCAGCCAGCCGAACGCGATCCGACGGTAGTCGACCCCGAACGCGGCCAGCAGCAGCAACACGAACGCGACGAAGTACAGCAGCAGGGCCATGGTCATCGCTTCCTATTCTGTTGGTAGGGCTCAAACGCTGTGCTTGGCCGCCCGCTCGCCCGCCACGGTGGCGACGGCACGGTCCTTGAGTTGCGCGCTGAGTTCAGTGACCCGCCGCTCCAGCTCGGCCGCGACCGTCTCGTCGCCCTCGTCGGTGTTGGCGCCCACCACCAGGGCGAACCGTCGCATCATGGCCAACTGGGCCTTGACCGCCACCAGCTCCGACTCCATTGCCGCGGTCATGTTGGAGTTGACCAGGGAATGGATCTGGGCCAGCCGCCCCGAGACCTCGGCAGCGTTCATCCTCGCCTCGGCGGCCTGTTCCTCGTCGTGCTCGAGCAGCAACTGTGCGGCGGTGGCGGCCTGCTCGGCCACCTCGCGCACCCGGTTGCTGGCCGACTCGGCTCGTGCTGCTACCACGTCCTGGCGGGCGTAGTCCTCCTGCTTGGCCCTGCTCAACGACCGGGCGTTGAGCCAAGCGGTGAGCAGTGCGCCACCGGCGACAATGGCCGCGATCCAGACAGCATCGGTCATGATGTTTCCCCCGTAGCCACGGTGCCGCCCCTTCACTTACGCGGCAGAAAGAGCACGATCAGGCAGGCGAACGCGACGATGCCGAGCAGGATGAGCCATTCCATGTCAGGTGACGGTCAGCGTCGCCCCGGGCGCCAGCACTGCGGCGTCGCCCTTTGGTCCTGCCGGTCCTGCCGGTCCTGCCGGACCAGGGTCGCCCTTGGGGCCCTTCGCGGCGAGCGCGTTCAGGTCCGCGTCGATGGCGGTGGTCATCCAGCCGGTGACCTTCTTGCCGTCGCTCGGCGGGTCGATGCCATGGTCGGCGCGGAACTTCTTCACCGCTGCGGCGAGCACGGCACCGTACACGCCATCCTTCGCGCCGATGGTGTAGCCGAGCGCGTCCAGTTGGATCTGGACCCGCTTGACGCCCTCGCCCTTGTCGCCATAGACCGGGAACAGCTCGGACATGTCGTCTCCGATCATCACGTCGTAGATCTCATCGAGGGCGGGCACGTCGTCGGCGTAGACCGTCCACACACCCACGTGAACGTGGTCGAGGTGCGAGACGTCAGAGCTTGACTCGTGGCCCTCGTACCAGCCGACCACGGTGCGGTTGTCGAACGTGCCGAACCATTCGGCCACCTGCGGCAGCCGTCCGCCGCGCACCGCGTTGTCGAGGCGGTGGCAGACGTCGCGCATCTGAGCGGGGGTGAGCTTGCAGTCCATGGCGCGGATGTAGCGGGGATTGCCGTCCCGGTCGCGCTTGTCGAGGGTGCCGTACGTGCGGTTGGTGCAGAACGCCGACTTCTGAACCCACTCGCGGGAGCGGTGCCGCCCGGTGGTGTGGGCCGCGTTGCCCTTGGTACCGCCGCCGAGTGGGTTGGAGTTGAAGTGGTCGCAGCACCGGCGGAACAGGCCGTTGAACGAGTCGGTGACGATCTCGCGACCCCAGTAGGACTCGGAGGTGATGCTCACGGCGTGTCCGTCTCAACCGGCGGCGGCTCATCGCGGTGCCGTTGGGCCGCCCATTCGTCGGCGAGCTTCAACATGTCAGATGGCACCTCCGACGAATAGACCCGGTCGCCACCAGTGATTACGCGAAGTTCGGGGCCCTGTTCGCCCACCCATCGGAAATCGTCAGGGTTGCTCATCGGCCACCGCCCCTCGACCACGACGCGCCACACGCAGTGAGACCGCCGGGTCGGCGAGCACGGCGGCCATGGTCTCCTCGTCCAGCGACGCCAACGCGGCCGAGAACGCCTCGACGTTGCGGACCCGGGCCCACTCGGCGCGGGCAATCTGGTGGGCGTCGACCTGTTTCCCGGGGACCTTACGCAGGTCCGCCAGCGTCCCGACACGGTCACCGGCGCTGACGAGCAGGGAGCCGTGCGGCTCGCCGAGCGTGAGCATCACGGTCCAGACGCTGCCGTCGTCCACCCACGTCTCGTCGGCGGGGAACCCGGCCAGCACGCGCCCGGCATTGACCAGACGCTCCCGCTCGGCCTCGTCCTCGCCGACGGGCCAGCACCACGGGCCGTCCGGTGTGTGGATGATCAGCCACCAGTCCATCAGTTGCTCACCCACTGCACGTCCATCGACGACATCTGCTCCCCTGACACGGCCGTATTGAGGTTGCCGCCGGAGTCCTGGAAGCCCTGTATCTCCACGTAGTCACCCACGTTCAGGAAGACCAACTCGGCGCGGGCCGGGACCTGGCACGTGCCCGTGGCGGTCGCCGCCACCATCGACCCTGAACCGTTGACCATCGTGCCGTTGACCGCGAACCGGCAGCAACGCCGGTTGGTGACGTTGGCCGCCCAACCCGCGCCGCCGCTGACCTGGTACCAGCCCGGGTAGACCGCGGTGAAGCGACTGTTGTTCGTGACGAGGTCATGTTGGGCGGTGCCGGCGACGTTGGTGTCGGCGTCCTCGGCGTCCATCGTGATGGCGGTGAACACCGACGTGGCAATTGACTGGATGGTGGCCTGACGCATCCTGGCCAGTGGGCGGGCGAGCAGGAAGTTAACCGGGTCGCGGACGAAGAAGTTGGCCTCGGTGCTGGTCGCGATGCCATCGGTGAACGTGTGGGTGCCGGGAACTACGGCCATGTCAGGTCGAGATCCCCAACACGCTCATGTGCGCTCCGCTGTTCGTGTTCAGGGCGCCCCCGGAGTCCTGGAACGCGAACAGCTCCACATAGTCCCCGACGTTGAGGAACAGGAACATCGTGCGGGCGGGGTAGATCGCCGCGCTCGCCGACGTCGCCGCGCCCCGCACATCCGAGGCCGTGGTGGCAACGCCGTTGACCCCCCAGGACGAGCCTCTACGGGAGGTCACGTTGGCGGCGAACCCGACCCCACCAGTACACAGGTACCAGCCCGGGTAGACCGCGGTGAACCTGGAATTGTTCGTCACCAGGTCGTGTTGTGGCGTACCGACCAGATTGGTATCCACGTCCTCGAGTTCGAACGTGATCGCGGTGGACACGCCGTTGGGGATCGACTGCACGGCACTCTGCCGAAGATGCGCCATCGGCGGGGTCATCCGGAAGTTGATCGGGTCGCGGACGAACGAGTTGGCCTCGGTCGAGGTGGCGATGCCGTCGGTGAACGTGTGCGTACCCGGCACGACAGCCACAGCGCCTCCTCAGAACGGTCGGGTATCGGCGCCGGACCACACCGAGGCACCCCAGCGGAACCAGGGACCCGCCGCACCCGGCGTGGTGCCGACCACGGGTTGGGTGGTCCAGCGCAGGATCCGGCGGCTGAGCGTCAGCTCGTGGCCGATGCCGACGATGACCAGGTGCTGGGCGCCGGAGGGCCACTCGGGGGGAATGTCGATGATCTGTATCCGGGTGCCGATGCCCAGCCGCAGCAGGAACCGTTTCTGGTCGTCGGTGCGGTACAGCAGGTCCATCCGCAGGTTCGGGCTGCGCATCCGTGGGTCGCCGTAGTAGGTGACCGTCCAGTGCGCCAGGTTCGCCGGGTCGGCGTCCACCGCCGTGTTGAGGCTGGCCGAGAACGGATAGACGCCCTTCGCGAATGCGATTGAGGACAGGTTGTCGGCCCGGGCGCTCGCCCCGCCGACCTGGCTCACCTCGGCGTGGTTGAATGGGCGCTCCAGGCGCATGCCCAGCGGCCGGGCGAACCAGCACAGCGGGATCTGCGACGGGGTGGCCGCCAGCCCCGACGGCCACCAGTAGTCGTTGATGACGGTCGGTGCGGTCGTCTCCGTCTGGCGCGGGTTGGGTAGCAGGTCCTCATCGGTGATCTCGTCGCCGCCGACCAGCATCCGCGGGGCCTTGCCCGCCGAGGGTGACGACGCGACCGTCGGCACCGTGGGGGCGCCGGGGATGCTGGTGCCCGGCACTGCGGGAGGGGCGGGGGCGCCGGCCACGTCAGCGAACGTGGAGACCTGAATGACCCAGCCGTAGGACGGGGTCACCGTCGCGGTCGCCGCGATCGGCGCCTTGGAGGTCTGGATCAGGTCGAGGGTGGCATCGGTCCCGCCACCCGCCGAGATACGCTGGGTGAAACCGCCCGACGCGGAGACCATCCCGACCGCGTCGATGACGGCGTAGATGAGTTGCCCATCGGTGGTCGGAGTGACCGAGCCGGAGCTGGCCGCCGCGACGTTGCCGGTGGCCGCGCTGGTCTTGTCGAAGGGGTCGCTTACCCAGGCCCCGTTGGAGGACTTCCACTCCTCGACGAACGTCACCGCACCGGCGGTGGAGGCGGACAGCACCGCCGTGACCGTGTTCGTGCTGGAGGACTTAACGCCGTAGGCATAGAAGGTGTAGATCGCGTCGCCGCTGCTCGCCTGCCGGGCCTTCGGCGCGGCGGCGTGGTAGGTGTTGCCGGCGGTGTCCGTCGGAATCGCGCAGGTGGTGGTGCCCGGCGTGTCGAGGAAGGCAACCGACACGACGATCAGGTCACCCAGGTTGCATGAGGGCAGGCTGCAGGTGAGGGTCGTTCCGCTACCGGGGTTGCTGGCGCCGCGGCGGTAGGCGATCGTCACTTCTCAGCCCTGAGCGAAATAGACCGAAGAACGCCACGTCCCCAGCGCGGTGCCCACTACCTCATAAACAACCACTGGCATGTTGAGACGCGTGAACGCCGCGTCCGCGATGACGTTGTTCGTCGGCGTCCCCAGTTCGGCGATCAGCCGGAACGCCACCAAATGAACCTGGCCGGAGACATAGCTAGTGCCGAGCGTGATGGACTGCACCGAGCGAACGCCGACATCACCAGCCTGCATGGAGAACATCACCCATGTCCCGGTCACGCCGGTGATCGGGAAGCTCGCCAGGGTCGCGGTACGGCCGGCGGTGCCGCTGCTGTTCGTGTAGGACACCGTGGTGTTGGTGATAGCGCCCGCGTTGCCGGTGGTCGCGGAGCACTCCAGCGCCAGAAATACCCCGACGCCGTTGGTCGAGGCGGTCTCGTCGCGGGCCACCCAGGTCGGCGAGACGATGGCCTGTGCGCCGGTCGTGGTGACCACGGGCACGTTGCCCCACTGCTTGTCGATCAGCCACGCACCGCCGATGTTGCCGGCCTGGGTGCCCGTCCACTTCGCCAGGTTCGACGTCAGGCTGGTCACTGCGAGCGGCACGGCCGGAGCGCCGGTGGTGACGCCGGTGAACGTGGCCCCGTTCAGGGCACCGGTCGGGGCGACACCGGCGCCGAGGGCGCCGGTCTGGTACCAGTTCGTGTGCTGGATGCCGGCCGCCTTAGCGGTCGCCGAGTCCTTGCCCATCAGTCGCGGGTAGCGGATCATCCCGGCGATGAGCTGATCCATGCTGGCGATAGCCACACCGACTCCTAGACGTTGAGGACCGTGCGGCGGTCGTGGAAGGTGAGGGTGCCGTCACCGGCGATGAAGAGCCGTCCGCGCTCGGTGTCGCGGCACTCGTACATGGCGTCGGCGATGGTCTTGCCGGACAGCAGCGCCCGCGACATCACCGAGCAGCCGTCGTCGATGCCGGCCAGTTGCCCCAGCGCCAACCCGGCGTAAGTGGCGATGGTCCGCACCCGTGCCCCGGTGGTTTGCCGCTCCAGGCCGGCCAGACCCATCTGGTACTGGGCGGCGTGGATGGTCTGGCTCCAGGTGCCCGCGGCACCGCCGTAGACCTGCACGTGGCCGTACGCCGTGGTGGCACCGGTGGCCTGAAGGATGGTGGTGTCGAACGCGCCCGTTGCCGTACCAGCACCGAGCGTGCCGGACACGTAGATGGCGTCCACGTAAAGGTCGACCGCGCCGGTGGTGTTGTTGATCCGGACGCTTGCCATCTGCCAGCGGTCAGGTGTGGCCACCGCGGTACTGACAACAGTGGTGGACCCACCGGGAGTGACCACGGCCACCTGCCACTGGGTGGTGGTGGCCGTGAACGTCACCGAGGTGGTCAGCGCATCGTTGCGGACAATCAGCGTCGAGCTGACCGCACCGGTGCCGCGCATCCAGAACGCCACCGTGACTTCGGCGAACGAGGCGAAGTTGACGAATGTTGACGTGGTCCCGGTCAGCGTGACCGCACCGCCCAGCGACGAAGGGGACAGGGTCAGGAAGCTGGTGTCCTCGCCGGCCGGTCCGGCGACCTGGGACAACGCCAGCAGGCTCGCCGGTGCGGCACCGGTGCGGGACACGCTCAGAGGGCCGGCCACGCCGATGGAGCCGATCTGGGTGGAGCCCGACGGGTCGTTGCACGGCCAGTAGCCGAGCAGCTTGGTCGAGCCGACGTACACGATCTGTGCGCCGAGCGTCGACACGAACGTCTGCGAGCGCTCCCAGCGGGAGAGCTGGTCCACTGACAGCACGGTGATCTGCTGGTCGCGGACCGGAAACGCGAGGTCGGTGATCTCCGGGAACTCGATCGTGCCGTTGTGCAACTGGAACGTGAACGGCCCGATGGTCTCGATCAGCCGGATCGGCAGGCCGGTCTGCAGCGCCATCGTCGAGAGCGGGTTACCAGGGGAGTACTTGTGGTTAAGGTTGTTCAGCGTGATCGCCATGTGACCGGGCTGATCGGAGGTCTCGGCCGTGTCGCCGATACCGGCGTTGATCGGACCCTTGACCGTGTCCACGTCGGCGGTCACGTCGATGAACCCGGTGCCGTAGTCGATCTGGATGTGCCAGTTCTCGTATGCCATCTAAAAGCCCAGCGAGGCGAGCTGTCGCTGACGCTTGAGGGCCAGCAGCTTGTCCTGCAGCACCTCGCCAGACTCGGACTGGACGATGACGCGGACGACGCCGATGTCGCCGCCGCCGCTGTTGGCCATCGCCATCGACTGCGAGTTGGACGCGATCTGGTCGCCCGCCCGTAGTTTGCGCAACTCCGGGCCGTTTTCACCGACCCACGCCCAGCCGGGCGGAGCTGACGAGGTACCGGACGCGAACGAGGCGATCCGACCGACGTTGCCGACCACCGATGGCACCGAGCCGGTCGTGGCGATGTGGAACGTGATCGTCTTGTTGATGTTCGGGGCGGCCTGCAGGTGCCGGTAGGAGCCGAGCAGCGCATCGATCTGGGACTTACTGAACCCGAGGTGGCTGGCGAGCGAGATCAGCGCGCCGACCTGCTGATTGAACTTGGCCGTAGCGGCCGACGTGGCCTCCCGCGACGTGCTGGCCGCCTGCCGTTGCCGGTCGTAGTCCTGCACCAGGCCGAGCAGCATGCCCCGGTTGGTCTGGCCCGCCTGCGTGTTCATGCTCAAGCTCTTGCTACCGCCGTCGACGGCCTGCTTGAACGCCAACATGTCGCGCGCTGTGGCCAAGTTGGCCTGGTCCACCGACATCTGCGCGTTGAACGCCCCGTCAAGAGTGCGCTTGAGCGCCTCCAGGGCGTCGGACTCGGCCTTCGCCGCCAGCGCGGCCGCGGCCATCGACATCTTGAGTTGACCCGCAGCGCCGAAATTCTTCTCCGTCGCCGCAGCATTGCGCTGCGCCGCAGCGGTTGCCTCGTCCATGCGGCCCGGGATCGGAGCCCACGCAGCGGCCATCTTCGGGCCGGTGCCGGTGATCTGCTCCATGGCGTCGTTGACGACGCCACCAAGGACCTGGATGGGGGCGCCCAGCAGCGGGATGTCCTCCAGTGCGCCGGCGAACTCGCCCAAACTCGTGGCACCGAAGTGGAACACGTCGCCGAGATAGGCGACCGATTTGCCGATCGCCGTAAGGCTGCCCTCGGTCGCGATCAGGATTACCCGCAGGCCGTCCATCGCGCCCTTGGACTCGGCGATGTCCCCGACCATGTCGCCGAACGCTTTGCCGATAGCGGGCAGTTCCTGGCCGATCAGTTCCAGCGCCGGACCGGCGGCGTCGAGGGCACGGTTGAGGCCCGGCATCGCCTGCGTTGCCAGGCCGCCGATACCCCGGGCCAGGTCGTCGACGAACGGGGCAACCTTGGCAAAGGAATCCTCGAGATGCAGGTCCCGGAGGGCCCGCTCCAGCGTGCCCAGGGCCTGGATCGTCGGCTGGACGAACAGGTCCCCGGTCGCCGCGAACTCGCGGCTGATCTCCTTGCCGAAGACCGACGCTGCGGCCTTGACCCTCGGGTCCTGCGCCGCGGCCGCGATGCCGCCCGCGATACCGCCTGCGCCGACAGCCCCGACCACCGCACCGGCGATGGCCGCACCGACCACCGGCGCCAGGGCCACCGCCGACCCGACCGCGATGGGGATCAGCGCCCCACGAAGCCCTGTGCCCAACTCGCCCATCGACGACAGGAAGCCCTGGCTGAACTGCTGGCCGGCCTCCTGGCCGGCGGGGGCCAGCGCTTTGGCGACGCCCTCCATGTCCTTGAGTTCGCGCTTGGCCTTCTTCAGGTCCCCGAGCAGGCCAGAGTTGTCGCCCGACGAGGTGGCAAACGCGACGTTGAGGTCATGTACGCGGGTGCGCGCGGCCTCAACGTCGTTGTTGAACTCTTTCAGCGACCGGTTGGTGCCGTCGGTCCGGTCGGCGAGGCGGTCCATCTGGTTGGCTGCGTCGATCAGGCCGCGGCCCTTGGCCTCGGTCAGGACGTCAAGAACGATGTCGCGGGCCACCTAGTCACCCCCGAAACCGTGTCTGGCGCGCCAGGCGGCGGCGATGTCGCGGTAGGTGACCCAGTCGACGTACTCCATGTCGTCTTCGATCTCGGCGACGGTCAGGGTGGGCACGGCAGCCCGCATGAACGGGATCCAGAACCGGATCAGCTCGGCGTGGGTGAGTCCTCCACCGCCGGCTCGTCTTTTCCCGACTCGGGCTCCCCGTCGGGCTCGGGCTCGTGGTCGGGGCGGATGACAAGCCCGTTACGGTCGTACTCGAAGTCCGACCAGGACACGTCAATGCCAGCCCGCCGCAGGCCCAGCCAGATGACCACGTCGAGGGTCGCGGCGGTCGGACGGCGGTAGGGCTCCCCGGTCTCGTCGTCGATCTGCGGGACGCCGCCGATCTCAACGATCTCGCCGACGCAGGCCTCGATCCACTGCTCGGGCGACAGCCCCGGACCGTCGGGCTCGGGCCGCTCGACCAGGCGCGCCTCGCGATTGGTGAAACGGCTGTTCTCCCAGTAGATCTCTGCGTCGATGCCGAGAGTCTTGCGGTCCGTATCGGACAGGAGGATGTACATCTAGCCCCTCTCGACGCGGTCCCGGACGCCCTCGGCCACGTTCTCGAGTTCGCGGTAGATGTCCTCGGCGGAAGCCCTGACCGGGTCGGTGACGAAGCCCGGCCGGATCGCCTGGTCGTACCAGTGGTTGCGGTCGCCGAAGAGCTTGTGCCGCAGGCTGCCCAGGTTGCGGGCGTTGACGTCGCGCTGGGACTTGATGCCCATCGCCCGGATGGTCAGCCGGATGCCGGTGGCCGACCGGATGCTGATCGCGACCCTCAGCGCTCCGGCGAGAACGGCGGCGTAGCGGTGCGGCATGCGGCGCGGGATCTCGGCCCGGATGGCCTGCTCCAATGGGCGGATGGCCTTACGGCTGCCGGCCGTGACCTTGCCCTGCAGGCTGCGGTTCTCGGCGCGGAGTATCTTGGCCACCCGCCGCAGCTCGGCTGCACCGGTGATCTCCATGATCAGAAAGCGACGTCGAGATTTTCTGCCATGACCTGGATTGCCGGAAGTGTCCCTGCCGGGTCGCCGAAGGCGGTGAGCGTGGTCTTGTTATCCGCACCCTCGGGGCCGGTCACGTTCAGACCACTCGGCGAGATCTTCGCGTTCGGGAAGATGACGGAGAGCTTGCCGAACTGCGCCGCGCCCGCGTCCACCTTGCCGACCCACGACAACTCCAGCGCCACCGTGGTGTACGCGGCGTAGATGTCATAGATCTGCGTGCGGTCCTGGAACTCGATGTCCAGGTCAGCGGTGAACTGCTGGAAGCCGGCCGCGAGCAGCTGGTTCGACTTGATCCCAGCGCCGCCAGAGAAGAACCCATCGGTACGCAACGGCATCGTGCCCTTGACGCTGACCCCGCGACAACCCTTGATCTCCACGCCGGACGCCACCGACACCACCGACGACGCGACCGAAGGCGTGCCGCCGATCTTCGCGCTGAAGCAGTTGAACCTCAGCAACTCGTTGATGGTGGCTGCCACGCCGCCGGTGTAGGTCGCGGCGGCGAGGCCGGTCGCCACCGACTCACTCCACGCGTCGTAGGAGAACCGCAGCTTGAGCATGTCGTTGCGGGCCTGGTTCAGCTCCCACTGCGTGATCTTCGCGCCGGCGTCGGTGAACGCCCGCACGGTACCGGTCTGGGTGGTCTCCGGGATGCCGAACTGGATCGTCTGCGACAGGGCGCCCGGGTCGCCGTTCCAGAACGCGGACCGGTAGAACGCACCGGAGATCAGCACCGGAGCGGCCAGCGAGGCGCCGATCATCTGCTTGTAGATGAGGTCCAGGCCCCGCGTGCCGACGTTGAGCTCAACGTCGCGGGACACCTGCGAGCCGACGGTGGCGGTGCGGTCAATTGTCGGCATCAGGAAGCAGCCGCCGAGACCCTCGTCGGTGACGGTGATGAGCTGCAGACCGTCGCCGCCGATGGAGACGTGACGGTTAAAATGGTCAACTGTGACCGGCGTGCCCACCGTGGTTTCGTTCTTGAAACCGAATTGTGAACATAGCCCGGAACCTACGCCCATGATCCACTACTCCTTGGGTTCCATAGCCACGACAGCTGCCACTTCGCCCTCCGTGGGCGCCCTCTTGACCGGCTTCTTGGCTCCGGCATCAATGGTCCAGAGCGTCCGGGGGAACACGCGCTCCTCGGGCGGATTGAGCACCTCGAGCACGAAGTGATCCGCCTCGGCGTCATCGGCCAGCACCTTGCCGACCACGTCGACCACCTGATCGGGCTCGACCATCAGCGGCATGCCGACGGCCTGGCCGAGCAGCGGCACCACCACCGAGTAGGGGCCGATAAAACGCAGACGAACGATGTCGGGCATCGGCCCTCCTAGATCCGGGTACGGACGTGAGCGGTAAACAGGACTGTGCAGTCACTTCCACTGGGGCCGTGCCGCTGGCGCACCGCCGCGACCTGCGGAATGCACCACATGACCTGCGGAACGGACAGCGTCGTGCCGCGCACCACGGCGGCCGCGGCCTCATAGATGTCGAAGGCGGTGTGGCGGCAGGCGCGCATGTCGTTATTGCCATCGCGGGTGGAGATCCCACACGGAATCTCATAGGTCTCGTCGACCTCGGCGGCGGTGCCACTCACGCCGAGGGTGGCCCAGTCCCACTCGACGGTCGTCACAGACTCGTCCTCGACGACCGGCTGCGCGCCGACGGTGAGAATCGATGAGCCCGAGAAGTCGGTCGTGCCCGGACCGTCGAAGATCTTCAACGTCTGCGCGGTGACCATCGCGGCGAGGGTGGCGTCGACGACGAACTTGTCGTACAGCGCGTCAAGTGCGTCGGAGATGACGGTGAGGCTCACGCGATCAGCACCTGACGGTCCGGCTCGAGCATCTCGGCGGCGCGACGCGGAACCATGAAGCCCATCGGCGTCGGCACGAGATCGTCACTGGGATAGCCGCGACCGGCCGAGCCGTTCTGGATCAGCCACAGGTGGCGGAAGACCTCAAGGCCGGCGATCTTATGCCGGTTCAGGATCGCCGAGAGGCCGGCGGTGTAGACCACCGTGTAGAGCCCGCACAGCCACGATCGGACGCGGACCAGGTTGGCTGTCGAATCCACCAGGTACGTAGACACGTCCAGCGCGGTGCCCTGGTCCGGGGTTATCGACGTGACCGACACCAGCGGCACCTTGAGCAGCGGAATCGCCCAGCCCTCAACGGTGTGCATCTCGGTGAACGCCGTCACCGACAGCGGACCGCCGATCGCGTACTCCACCCACTCGCTGGCTGCGGTGAGCACCATCGTCTGTTCGGTGTCATCGGCCGTGCCGGTGTAGTTGATCCACGATTTGGCCTCGGCCAGCGTCGCGCAGAGCGTCACGATCCACCTCCTGCGGGCATGCATCCGGCCGGTCCCGACGGGGAGGTAGGGACCAGCCGGAGCGCTATCGGTGGATCAGGTGAGGTAGATGTACGGGATCACGAACGCGCTGGTGGGCGTGGCCACCGTGGCGGGCGCGACACCGGCCACCGCCGAGCCGTGAGTCTGCGAGCATGCCCGGCCCGCAGCGGCCAGAGCCGCGTTGAGCATCGAGACGCCCCGCAGGGTCGGCACCGTGGTGGCGGTGAAGCTGATGCCCACCCGGTAGAGGCCAGCCGCCGGCGTGGTGTACGCCGTGGCCAGGGTGCCCGCGTATGCCGTGTTGGCCGCCCGCGCAGTCGACGCGAAGTCGGCCGTCTGCGCGAGCTTGTTGCCCGCGCTGTCGCGCAGCACCGCGTATCCCGCCGTCGGCGTACCGGCCGCCGTGCCGCCGGTGACGAAGTTCAGCGCGGTGATCGTGACGCCCGCGTCGATGTACATGTCGGCCACCAGCTCGACGCCGGTCACCGCAATCGCACAATCGACGCTGCCCAGAAGTTTCGGCACCGACTCGCCATAGACGGCCGGTGAGCCGAAACGCAGCCAGTCCGGATTACTCCGGGGGAACGCCTCGGTGTTGGTGTTGGCCATCAGGCACCGACCTTCTTGGGTGCGGTCTTCTTCACCGGGGCCGCCTTCGCGACGGCATCGGCGAACTCCGGCGGCACCTCGTAGGGCGTCAGGTCCTTCTCGTCCACGCCGAGCTCGTCGACGAGGATCGCGTCGACCTCGGCGAGACGGCGGAACTTGGCCTCACGCTTGATGCTGTTGAGCAGTGCGCCGCGTTCGTTGAGGAGCGCCGCTCGGCGTACCTCGGGAGTGGAAACCCAATCCATTGTCATCACTCCTAGTAACCCGCGGTCGGGATGACGCCAGTACCGGAGATGACCGAGATGGCCTCCGGACGACGGTTGCCCATGAAGGCGAAGTACTCGAACACCTGGATGCGGACCTGGAGCGTTCCGGACAAAACTTCCTGCAGCACGCGGGTACGAACCGGGCCCTCCCAGAGGTACAGGTCCGACCAGCGCGCCGAGATGATCCGGGTCTCGTTGGTGCCGCCACCCAGGTTCGACGGAATATTTCCGTCGGTGAACGCAGGCATGCCGTAGGCGAACGTGCCCGCGGAGCCCTCCGACGCCAGACCGGACTGCACCGCGGCCGGGTTGTACGCCGGGGCGTTCTGCACGATCAGCGGACGGTTCGTGGTGTCAAGCTGACCGGTCGCCCAGTACCACATGGACGGGATCATCACGACTGCCGTGCCCGGCAGCTTGCGGTTCTTCTCGATCAGCGACGCCGACTGCACCAACGGAACGTAGATCTCTGGCAGCGTCGGCGACGCGTCGGTGTAGGTGACCGCGTTGATGCTGGCCACGTTGAGAATACCGGTGACCTGGCCGGCCGCACCCGAACCGTTGATGACCTGCACGTCTAGCGCGCGATTCAGATCCATGATCAGGTCGCCATAGATCACGTCGTCGAAGTTGATCGGCGACTGGTCGAGCAGCTGCAGGGCAATGTCCTGCTGACCGGCGATCGTCTTGACCGCCGCCGACACCGAGGTGTCCGTCAGGTCGACCGAGCTGACCGCGGCGGCCGTACCGGTGGCCACCTTCGGCATGTTGATGCTGTCGGTGCCGGGGGGCAGGTCGAAGTGGGCGCACAGGTTGGCCGTGGTCCGGCCGAACCGGGGCAGGTCGATATACTGGTCGACCATCCAGAGTGGAGGGACGAAGAACCCACCCTGGCCATCAGTCCTATTAGGATTGACGCGGGACTCCATGGGCCGCTCGAAGACGGTCCCGTCTGGCATGCCCCGCATCTCCGTCTCGGCCCGGCGCGCCCGGGCGGCCTCGCGCTTGGGCAGGTCCGTCCGAAGCTCCTCGGCGTGACGTGACAGCCGCGAACGGGCCGCCTCGACGCCGCCGTCGGCGTCGCCCTGGTTGAGTTGCACCCGGGCGAGGTCGAGGAAGTAGGAGTGACCCGAGCCGCGGCCATAGATCTGCGGCGCGGAGGTGACAGTGGCGCCGCCGGCCGGCCGGGCACGGTTCTCGGCGCCGTCGCCGGTGACCGCGGTGCCGCTGTCAACCTGCTCGTCGGCGAGAGTGGCCAGGGTGGCGCGGCGCGCCTCGTCCCGGGCCACAGCCGTCTGCACGGTGCCGCGCTCCTCCTCGAGAGCGTCCCAGCGGGACTGCTGCTCCTCGGTCAGGGTCGCGTCGCCGGCTGCGGCGTTGATGCTGCGAAGCTCGGTTTCGATCTCACCGAGCCGTACACGTGGGTTCACGTTGGGGCTCCTCAAAGGATGCGAGATAGAGCCGGCGTTCTCGCACGGCTCTGGACAATCCCGAGGTGCCTCGTGGTTCAGCGGGCTCGGCGGCTTCCGGCGGGGTGCCCTCCAGGGCGGGCCCGTGGTCGCACAGGTGCTCCGCAAGCTCCTGGATCAGGCGCTCGCGGTCTTCAGTTTCCAGAAACGCCAACATCGACCGGACGCCGACACTGGTGGCCTCATACACGGGGTGCACAACCGGGCCGCACTCCCACAGTTCGACCTCGCGCACACTGCGCAGGTCGACGTCGGTGCCCCGGCGTGCCCAGTGGTCGTCGTTGACCCGCATCTTGAAGCTCATGCCACGGATCGCGCCGCCCTCGATGGCCTGACGGATCGGCTCGACGACGGCGTTGTCGAACAACTTGGCGCGCACATACAGGCCGTGATCGTCGGCCTTGATCTCGTCGAACGCACCGATGGGCACGGTGCCCGTGCGCGGGTCCATGCCGTGGTCGAACTGCAGGACCGGCTGACGTCCGCGCAGGGTGCGGTTGAACGCGCCCCGCTCGATGACCTCGTCGAACTCTGGGTCACGGCCCATGGCGGGCACACGAGCCACCGAGCCGAACACGGCGGCGTAGCCCTCCAGCGTGTGACCGTCGGAGGTCGCCGCGTCGAAGGTGTAGGCGCGGTAGCACATGCGCGCGGGCTTGGTTGAGCTGCTGCCCTCGGACATGCTCACCTCCGGACACGACGAATGGCCCGCAAGGTTGCGGGCTGGGATGAGAAGGGGGACTCAGGTGGTCGGTGGGGTGGCGGCGGGTACCGGGTCCAGCTTGGCGACCGTGCCCGGCGGAAGCAGCTGCACCGACACGAGGCCGGTGTCCACCAGCAGCGTCCAGTCGCTGGCCGCAGTCGCCGCCACGATCGACGCCTTCTCCCACCCGGACGTGACTAGGGTGCTCATCGTCGATGCCTCGATCTGCTTGATCAGGGCCGCGTCCTTGGCGTCCTCGCGCAGATACGGAATGTCCCGGGCGTCGTACCAGAGGTCCGCGCCCGACGGGACCGCCACGATCGAGGCCAGCGCCGCCGACACCGAGCGCCACAGCGGGCGGATCGTGCCGTCAACGAAGTTGCGCTTGGCCGCCGCGTAGTTGCCGGCATTCAGGGACGAACCCTGCATGCCCTCGGACAGGCCCACGATCACGGGGTGGACGCGCAGCGCCGCCGCGATTCGGGTTTCCCCGGCGCCGACGATCGCCCGGTAGTCAAGTTGCTGCATGTCCGCGCTGGCCAGCGTCACATCAGCGCCACCACCCACGTACAGCGGCTTATACGCGTTCTCCGGCCCCACGTGCGTCTCGTCCGCCGCTGCCTTGAACTGGCGGAACTTCTCCACCGACACATCCGCGCCGAGCCGGAAGATCGGACCCAGCTTGGCGCCGTTCTTGAAGAACGCCAACTTGTGGGTTGTCGCGGCCTGGTCGGAGATGATCTCGCGGACGATCGGCGTCAGTGAGGACATGCCGCGGTACTCGGCGTCCGGGTCGGGGATCGGCGACCAGTGACACATCTCGTTGACCAGGTAGATCTGCGGCTCGTTGCGGCCGATGCCGCCCGGCCAGTAGGCGTAGCCCTCCACGTCGGAGGCCACCGCGATCTCCGGCGGGGCCGACAGAATGATCTGCACCCAGTCCGGACGGCGGCGGCGCAGCCGGTTGCCCTCACGCACGATGTAGGCGTTACCGGCCAGGTCGACATCGTTGATCATCCGGCTAAGCATCTCGCCGGTCGTGCCGTTGGGCCACGGGTGCTCGAGCACCGACAACGCCGAAGTGCCGAACAGGTCACCCGGCCGGCCGTTCCTGAACTGCCGGAACTGGAACCGGGCCTCGCTGAAGACGAGTTGCCGCGCCACCATGCAGGCGAACACGACCCCGTCGGACTTGTAGAGGCCCTGCACGTAGCCGGAGAAGTTGTTCTCGATCTGCTCCCGGTCAGAACGCTGCCCCGACCAGCCGTTACCGCCGTACTGACTCAGCCACGGCAGCGATGCCGGCGAGAAGTCGCTGAAGTAGTCCTGACCGACGACGTAGCGCGTCTCCTCGCGGATCGCCGCCGCGCCCTCGAAGAGGCCCATCAGCGGGTCTCAGTCCCCGCCGGTCGGTGCGTGCCGGGCGGGTCAACCCGCTTGCTGGCGATCCGCCACCCGTAGACGCAGCCCGTCCACACCATCGACACCGCCACCCAGGCGAACCGGGCGGTGAACCCGACCACAAAGAACGGCAGCAGCACCAGCGTCAGGAAAACCTTCGCCGGGTCGAGTTCGCGGGCCTCGGCGCGGATCGCGTCGGCGTTGGCGTACAGCGTCGTCATGACCCGCCCCTCGTCACAGCACCCACGGCGCCGGGTCATCCGGTCGGGTCATGAAGCCCCACACCGCGTTGGTTCCGGCGATGATCGGCGACAGATCGACAGAGGTCGCCAACGTGTCCCAGGTGGTGCCCTCGCGGCCCAGCGAGCGGGTCACCGCACCAGCCACCGCGGCCCTCAATAGGGGGCCGTACTGACCGTCATCGCGGTGCCATAGCCGCCACGCAGGCACCTCGCCTGAGCGGGTCAGGGCACCGTGCACCATGCCGTACGCCTGGCCGACCTCGCCCGCGGTCATCGTCTCGACCTCGATCTCAAGGGCGGGATCCTCGAGTGCGGCCCTCTTGATCGCGGCGGCCACCTCAACGACCAGGTTCGCACCGGCGCCGGCCTTGTCGATGACGAGCCGACACGGCTTGAGATCACGCACTGCGGTAACGACCGTGTCCGGCACCCAGTCCGTACCGGGCCCATGTGCGTAGACGCCGAAGGACAGGTCGCCGTCGGCACGGGCGCCGGCCGCGCCAATGCAGGTGGTGCGACGGTCGGGGGTGGTGTAGACGGCCAGCGAGACCGGGTCCTGGGCGGCGGAGGTGGGGTCGAGGGTGGCGTCCCACTGGGGCTCGGTGATGACCTGCCAGGACTCAGTGGCATCGGCGGGCCACAGGCCCAGCCGCTCGATCGAGAACTTCGCCGGCCCCAACGCGGCCAACTCGGCACGCACGTAGTCCTCGGCGATGCGGATCCCCAACGCCGGGTTGCATGCGTACCAGATCTCGATGTCGGTCGGATCCTCGCCGGGCCGCATCGACCAGTCGTGATAGGCCAACCTGCCCGGATCCCCGCTCGCTACCGCCGCGAGCGCCCGCTTGTGCACACCCGGCAGGACTGCGTCCTCGGGTTCAGGCATCGTGTCGGGATCGGGCACCGTGGAGAACAGGTTCATCTGCGGGTTTGGCTGCGCGGACATCGTCGGCAGCAACGCGGCGAGCTGGGTGAGGGTCAACGCATACGACTCGTCGAGAATGTTGCGCTGACCGGTGAAGCCGCGGCCCGAACCCTTGGATCTGGCCACGAACCGCAGGCGGGCGCCGTCCATCAGGATGATCTGCTGCTCGCCGTTGGCCTCGCGGATCGCCTTGACATAGCGGCTCAGGTCAGAGCAGCCGTCGATCAGGGCTTTAATCCGCAGGAACGCCTCTTGTGCGGTCTTGTACTCGTGCGCCGAGTGCAGGATCAACCGCTCACCGAACAGGAACAGCCCGCCGAGCTCGATCGTTTCGATGATGCCGCCCTTGCCCTGCTGGCGCTGGGCAATCGTGCAGGTCTCGAACGCGGCCCACAAGCCGCCGTCGTTGGTACCGAGGATGTCGCAGACCGTGTCGGCCTGCCAGGGGTCGTTGATCAGGCCGGCTTGAGCGGCTAGATCAATAGCCTCGGGACCAAGCGTCGAGGTGTAGTTGGGAACGCTACGAAGACGCGGGGACTGGCATCCGATTCTTCCGTCGCGCGGCCAGTTCATCGCGCTTGGCGGAGGCGCGAGCAACGATGTCGTCAACTGCGGTCGCCTCCTTGCCGCCAGGCAGCGCCTCGAGTGCGTCGAGCACCGCGCGCAATTCCTTGACGATGGCGACCCGGGTGCGTCCGTCGCCCATTCCGCAGACGCATCGGCACTCGGCCTTGTGCTTCTCCCAGGTGACGTCGTCCGCGTCGGCGGCGAGCAGGTCCCGGATGGCTTCCAGTGACTGGCGGAGGTCACCGGATGACAGGACTTTAGAGAAGGACGTCATGGCGACCTACGAACTACGAATAGCCGCCGACGAACTGCGCCACCCGGAAATCGATCCTGGCCAAGCCATTGCTTCCGAGCGCGAACCATTCTGTCCACCCCTGACCACCTGGGCGTCGCGATTGAATCACGAATCCTTCGCGAGGAAGTCGAGAGCGAGCAAACTGCGCGTGAAGAAAGTATTCAAGCTGACGCGCATGGGGCACGCGATATTCCCTCAATGCAATCAATGCACTGGCCCGAATGCCGTGCGGAAGATATGCGGTCCGAAGTTCCTTGAGGCGACGGTCCAAGTCTGCCGCATAGCCGATCTTGACCGTGTTGTTGGCGGCGTTGCCGATGACGTAGACGAGTCCCATATCGTTATTCATGTCGGCCTGCTTCTCTCAGGTTGACCATGCCCCGGGACCGTTAGCGCGGTCGCCGGGGCGTCCTATGTGGACAATATTACTCTAGGTTACCCATCTTGGACTGGTGACTCTCGGTGACGGAAGTAGTAATAGGGTTCTCAGTCAAAAATCGATGGAGAGAGATCTGCCCGGGGAC